CATGTTTCTACCCATTGTTTGGTCATAAACAGTTGATACACCTGCAGGAATTAACATACCTCTAATAGCATTAGTACCATCAGTAGCATTTATTAGTCCTCTAGTAGAAGAATCATTTAGGTATTTAAAGTCAGACTTATAGAAGTCATAAGAACCTCTTCTAAACCCTGTAAATCCTAAGTTTATTGCCATGTCTTCTGAGTTGTTAAATACACCATAAGAAGTACCACCGTTATAACCACCGTTTTGTGCAGCTAAAATATCATCTAACTTTAAGCTAGTAGTTCTATCCATAAAAAGCATGTTTTCTTCAATAGCACCATTTGCGTCAAGCTCAGCTATTAACTCATCATAATCACTCATGTCAGTCATTGTATTAGCCACGTTACCTCTAGTTTCTAAAGCATCGAATAAACCTTCAGTACCAGTAATAGCACCACCATGATGACCACCAGAAGTAGTTCCAGTTCCATCAACAGCTTCTAACATTGCCATTTCTAAGTAATCAGCAAAACGAGACTTAGTATCACCAGCAGCTTTTAAGTACCACATATAACCGTTTTGTCCGTCTTCACCAGAAACTTCAACCCAACCAATTTGAGAAGCATCAGATCCAGAGATCTCGTACTTGTCTTTTAGTATAATTGGCTTGTTAGTTCTAGATAAGAATTGTGGCTTGTTAGCTCCAACTCTTCCTTCAACACCTTTAGCATACTCAGATCCAAAAACTAGCACTGATACGTCTTGGTTTTCTGCAAGACCACCAGAAGCAATGTTTCCACCGTCGTAACGCTCAAAAGAAACAGCACCAGAGTTAGCTGCAGTTGAGTCAAGACCAGCAACAGCTGTAACATAACATCTTGTAGTTGAGTCAGCGTCAGATAATAAAATCATATCACCTACTCTAATACCGTGAAGTATAGCTGCAGTTGTACTACTTACCGACTTACCATCAGCATCTTGAGTACCCGCGTCAAATTGTAATTTACCTAAAGTTGCTGTACCACCGTTTGCAGCTAATTTAACAGCTTTATAAGATAAATGTAGTCTACCTTGCTCAGACCATATAACCTGATCAGAAGACATAGCTTCTTCAGCTCCCACTTGAGCTAAGAAACCTGAAATTGTTCTATTACCAAAAACCTCTGCTTCCTGCTCCATAAGGTCTGGTAAATATTGTTGAGCCCACCCATTTCCATTGGCTGTAAAGTCAATGTAATTAGTAGCCAACGTTTGTTTTAGGGGTGCTGGAGTATAACCAGCAGCGCCTACACCTGTAATTGCCATAATTTATTTTTTTTAAATTTATTAGTTATTTATTTTTAATTTTAAACTTAAAGCTAGGAGAATCATCGCTAAGCACTCTAAACTTAGTACCGCTTGTATTATCGTTAGAAAAAGATTTTCTAGGATCCATACTTACGTTTTTAGCTTTTGCTACACTTTCTTTTAAAGCATCAGCTTTACCTTGTTGATAAAAATGATTAGCAATAGCATCGGGGTTCATCGCTGTGTATAAAGATTTATGATAACCTTTAGCATCTGACATTTCATTATTTTCGTTCAAAAACTTTTTGACAAAATTATTAATGTCGCTTTGAGTTTCTTTAATCTCGTTAGCGTTTTTCACGTTAAACCTATACTTTTTATCACCGACGCTGTATTCAAAACCTTTGAATTTATCGTTAAAAACATTATTAGTTTTATTTAAAAAAGTATCAGTTTGTTTTTTTGCTATTTTTTGAGTTTCTTCCGACTCTTTGTTGTATCTATTAAAGAAGTTTACAGCTTTTTGTTGTTCGGTAGTTAACCTAGAACCAGCTTTAATTTCTTCATAGTATTTAGACTTTTGCCCGTCTAAGTGGGCTTTAGCGTTGGCAACTTGCTCTTTTAACGCTATCTTTTTCTTTTTAATCTCTCTTGCCTCGTCTTCTTCTTCATCATATGAAAATGAGTCTTCTATTAAAAAACTAACTTCATCGTCAGTTAAGTGAGATTTAGTTTGTTTGTAATACTCTCTTAATATAGTCATGTCATCATAACTTGAAAAATCTTGATTGAGTCTTACATAATCCTCTAGTGTACCACCAGTCTCTTCCATAAAATCTACAACTTTTTGTAAATTTTCAGGTAAAGGTGTTCCAGTTTGTTCAGCTTGAGCTACAGCTTCTTCAACCTCTTCAGTTAATTCTTCTGTTTGTTCTTGAACTTCTTCTTCAGTAATTTCTTCTAATACTGGAGCTTCTTGTGCTTCACCTTCCGGTTGTACTTCTTCTTGTTTTTCTGTGGTATCGGCATTTTCATCGACTCTAACCACTCCCTCGTCGACAGGGTTATCTTCTTTAACTTCATCTGTTTTTGGTTTGCTTAAATCAACAACGTAATCGCCGTCTTCATTAAATTTTGGTTTTTTAGTTTCTTCAACTGGTTGTTCAGTTGGTTGTGTAGTTTCTTCAACTACGTTTTCTACGTTTTCTTCCATAATATAATATAATAATAATTAATAATTGTTATCTAGGATCAAAGCTACCTAAATCAAAACCGCCTCCTAATATATCATTACCTGAAGACTCAAAGTTTTTAGGTGGTTTTCCACTATTTCTTTGGTCTATCATTTCACTTTGTTGAGTGGCTTGTATTTTTGTTCTTTGATCTTTACGATCTTCCTTTTCTTTTTCGTTCATTTGTTTGGCTTGAGTGTCCATTGATCTAAGCTGCATGTTGTAACCAAACTCAACCTGCATAAGTTGTTTTTTAATTTCAGCTTCTTGAACCATTTTCTGACCATCTAAGCTTGCTTTTAAAGTTTCTAACTCACCCATAGCAGCTGTTTTAGCTTGTTCTTTCTGCACTTCCATTTGAGCAGAGGCTTGTTGCGCTTGTACATTAGCTTGTGATTGAGCTTGAATGTTTTGTTGTTGCATTTGTTGGTCTTTAGCCTGTTTTTTGACTCTACGTATTTTTAATAATTGATTTGCTAGTTTTATATTTTTAATCTCTCTAAGATCAATAGCGTCAGAAAGTTCTATAAGTTGTTGCTGTAAAGCCATTTGAATATTATTTTCAAGCATAGCTTTTTCTTCTTCATCAGGCATTAATTCTAAAAATATACCAAAATCATATAAGTGTAACTCTTTCAACTCTTCTAGTGTCCCAACATTATGAGCACCTATCTGCTGTATAAACGCGTCTTTTGTTGGTGAGTATTCTAGTATATCAGATATTCTTAACGAAAGAGCTTCAGCAGTGTCTTGTGTTAAAAACAAACCAGCTTGCAATATATGTCTTGTGGCTGTATTACTATTTGCTGCAGCTAGTTTTTGCACACCAACTAAAGCATTTTTATCTGGCGTTGCGGCATCTCTAGCTTCGTTAAGCCCGGTAACATCTCTTATCATTTGCAGATAATAATTGTACGTACCTATTAAACTTTGCATTTTAGCACCTCCGTTTCCAGACTGTATTTCTTGTATTGGTATTTTACCTGGGTTCATATCACCATCAGATGTAAACGATCTACCTATGATACTACCTGTTTGGAAGAACATGTTTAAAGCTTCTTGAGGATTATAGTTTGTGCCATTACCTAAATCTATTTCAGCAAGTCCATCTGCATCTAGGTATATTCCATCTGGAACCATTCTAGACATCACCTGTTGTAGTTTTAAATGTGTAAGCTGTATCATGTCAGCAAAACCAGTTATACGACTAACTAAACTTTCTATTCTACCTTTGTACATACGTGGAGCAACAATACTGTAGTTCATTTTAACTTTAGTATAATCACTTTTAGGTCTTAACATGTTTTTAGCTAACTCCCATTTTAAAACTTTATCAGTACCTACTATAATAGCGCCATCGTAAAGAGTTTCTATTTTACTTGCAAGTCTTTCAAAACTTCCGTCAAGACTTTTAGGTGGGTTAAACTTGTCATTTTTTTCTATTGCTTTGTCAGCTCCGGTTCCTGTTTGTTTTATTTTATAAACTTGGTTCATATAAGTTTTATAATTAAAATATAAAACTTGAACTTTATTGTTGTCATTCTCAGGCATTGAATGGCCTGTGTTGAAATTACTCTTGTTGTGTGATTTGTTTTTTGTTATATCTTCTAACTCTGACACTGTTAAGTTAGGAAACTGTTTTATTAGTTCGTTTATAGGTATTGACTTTACCTCACCAACATAATATATGTCATCAAAGTAAGGTGATTCTGTATACGAATAAACTAGGTCAACAGGGTCAACATAATCAATAACAACACCTTCAGAAGTGTTGAAACTTGTTTTTACAGCTCCAATACCTAAAACTGTTAAATCATAATAAAATCTTTTTTTAGTAAGCTCATATCTATTACCTTCTAACATTATATTAAGAGCTTGCTCTTCAGCTAGCTCAATAGACTGCTTGTATGTTAATTGCATGTGAAGATCTAACTCTTCTTTAGTTTCTGGCAAAGTTTCTACATCGCTTTTATATAAGTCTATACCTGTTGCTTGCATGACACCATTTTTATAGTCTTTAGTCATCATGTCTTCTAGTATATCCTGCATATACTTAGTTCTTTTATCAACACCGTAAGGATCTTGAGAATAAGCTTTTATATCAAAAGTTCTCTCTGCTATACCATTCACAACTATATCAACAAACTTAGGTATAATTGGTACTGGTTTCCAGTCTAAATTAAGATAAGATAAATCACCATTAATAGATAATTCATCTTTATATTTTTGTATTGATTGTTCTCCTCTAGCATACAACCTTAGTTTATGAAAATTATTATGATTAGTTCTATACTTATTAGAACCTCTATCCATATGAAACCACTCATGTTCAATAGCTCTAGCAACCTTTAAACCGTATTCAATAGTTTGCTTTTCGTCATCACTAACGACTTGAGATGGAAAATAACTTGTTATAACAGACTCTGCCATATTTATTCTTTAATTAATTTAGATGTACTACCTGTGTTTTTATACCTAGCAATACTTATGTTTAGTTTAGGTTTTGTTGTTGGTGCGTTTGGTCTGTAAAGATGTCTATTGCATGCCATAATAGCTAATCCAGAACTAATAGCAGCATCAAATTTTGTTCTTTTATTTATATCAAATTTAGCCCAGTCATTAAGCAAGTCATTAAAGTACATTGTTCCATAACTACCATCTTGCTTTAATCCTACGTGATCTTGTATATACATTTCAATTGCAGCTGCGTGAGCTTGCTTTATATCTTCACTTGAGTTTGGTATTCCACCTACTTCTTTTTCTGCCGTAGATAGTTTGTTCCATACTTTGTCAGGTCTATTCATGCTAAAACCTCTGTAACCACGTCTTCGTAAATAATACAATAGACGAGGTTTATTGTTCTCTGCGAGTATAGGCATTCCATAAAATACTAATGCCATCAGAACGTCTTCAAAGAATATCTCTGCGGTTTGTGGTCTAGCTAAGTATTCTAGAAACATCATGTTTGATGGTGCTTCTTCCATACTAAACTTTGTAAGCCCGTGTAAAGCGCCTTTAGAACCTACACCATCTACAGTTCCTGATATATCGTAGCTATCACAACCAAAAGCACCCATGTGTTCATTGCCTGGGTATTTAACACCATTTTTAATTACAACTTTGTTCTGTAAGTTTTGTGGTGGTACCCAGCTAACTTTAAATCTACCTTTTGGGTCTGGATAAAATATAACGTTACTGTCTTTAACGCCATTGATCCACTGAAAATTACCAGTTGTTATTGGTAAAGTTGTAGAAAGATCTTCATTGTAATCTATTTGTTCGTATAGTTTGACTAAGTTAAATATACTGTTTTTAGTTTCATCTCTAAATGCATGCTCTGTAGTTCTTGGAAACTGTCTGTAAAATTCATTTAACGCGTCTTGATCATTTTTTAAACCGTCAGCTTCATTTTGCCAACTGTCTACAACTCCTATATCTATTAATTCCCCATGTGGATCGAAGACTTCATGATCCGGAGTATCGAAGACTGGGCTTCCGTGCTCATCAATAAATCCTTCGTAGTTCCACTCCATTGGGATAAAAAGAGAATATAAGCCAGACGCTGTCTGTCCATTTCTGTTTCGCTTAGTAACGTCTGATGCTCCATATAATTTTTTAAAGTTTTCTCCACCTTTGTCTAGTGCGTTAGATGTTGAGCCCATCATACATTTACCTATTATCCTACTACCTAATCGTAAACATGTTTTTGTAACTCTCCAGTTATTTAATATATTATCGGGTCTTTCCCACTTACCACTTTCATCGTGTACTAAAAGCTTTAGTTTTTCACCGTCATAGCTATTGTCACCTGTATTCTTCCAGTCTATAGTTGTGTCTAATCCTTCTAAATCTTCTAGCTTTTCGTTTGTTGTAATCTTCTTTCTAGTGAACTTAGAAGCTGGAACTCTATATGCAAGCTCGGATTTTGGCCTATCCATACCGTCTTGAATAGGACTAAAAAAGAAAGGATAATTAATCGATATAGGTACAACTTTGTCAGTAAACATTTTCTTAGCATCAGCTCCTGTTTTAGATAATATACCAAACCTTGCATCACTTGATATTGTAGCTTGGTTAACTGTTTCAGCCGATGACATAAAAGAAAAACCAGATCGTCTGTTTTTAAGGTAACACATACCATAACATCTTTTATCTGCTTTGCAAGCTTCCCAGAATATATAGAATAATCTGTTTGCTTCTCTAAAGTCTGGTGCACCCACATCTATTTTACTCCACTGTAGATACATGTAATGTGTGCCTGTTATATATGTTGCTTTACCGTTGTTGTTAAACCAAAATCCCTCGTCTCTACGTTTAAACTCTTCGTCTATATAGTCAAACCAATCAGCTTTCTTTTCTTCAGGATAAGCTCTCCAGTCAAATATATTTTTAAGCCTACCTAATTCTTTCGGGTACTCAAACTGTTTCCACTTTTTTTCTTTGTTGCTATACACACTACGTTCTTTCGGTAATGCTATTTGAAAGTTTTGTATCTCGTATATCTCACCGATCTCGCCAGTCTTAGATATAACTACAATATCTTGTTCTTTATTATAACCATACTTCCATTTCTTACCTCTATTCATACGGGTTATAGTCGTACGCTTAATAGGCTCTACTACCTTAACTAAATTTTGCTCGTACATTACTTAGATCTACCTTCTGCGAATCCTCTAAAGACTTTTTCCTTTTTCTCTTCAGGTGTTTTTCCCTCAAGCAAGTTTTCTTCTTCTTGTATTCTGTTAAGTATTTCAAATGCGTCAAATATAGCTAGTTTTTTTGTTGCTGCAGCATTTTTTAATCTGTCAGCTGATATATCATCGTCGCTATCAACAATATCTTCTTTAGCAACTTTAATTAACTCTTCAACTGCTCTATGCCCAGCTTGGATTATATTCTTCTTCGTCTCCTTGATATTCATATTTAATTGTAATAAAATTTGATAGTAGTCTGTATAGTTTCTGACCGTCGATAATAAATTCGTATTTTGTATTTGGCGTAAAACCAACTAAGTCACCTTGCTTTACCGTGCCGTCTGTATATTTAACAATACCAACTAAAGGTTTTTCTTTGTCTATAGTTATATCCTGCTTTGAAACTATAGGCGCAACAAAACAATACCCTTTTTGGGCTAACCAACCGCTTTGGTTGTACAAGTATATTTGCTCTGGCTGTGCTAAATAGTTATTCTCATCAATATAAGACCTGCTATTTTTTTCCTCACCATATTGGTTATGCCATCTTCTAAATACATTATGGTTAACTATAACTTTATCACCAACTTTAATTTTAGTTTCACCAATTATAGGTATAGATTTTATTATAGCCTCTCTACTTATAAACTTATAGCTAGATATTTCTGTGTTAA